CGCACGGAATACCCTCCCGTGACGGCTCATAGTGCCACTGCTGATGGGCAGATGCGACCGTGCTTCTCCCGCGGGCTCTCGGGAGTTCGCTTCTTTGCGCAGCCACGTCCCGAGTAACGCTGCGTCCGAGGCATCGCGCTTTCGCGCGCCCGCCAGGCGCGATTCAAAGCCGGCGATCACGTTGCCGCGTACTTCAGCACTTTCGCGCTGTCGTTGTTCAACACCGTGCCGCCGTATCGCTGCCGAATGTAATACTTCACGCTGCCCGGACTCGTGATGTTGTCATCAACCACGATCACCATCGGCCCGCGCGTCACGAGCGCGTAGGCGCTGCGCCACGCACCCGCTGCGATCGGGAATGCATCCCCAGCAATCGCCGGCATCGCGCTCGTCAGGCGCACCGGATAGCCGTAGAGCGTGAAGGGCCGCCTCATCGTGAACGCGGCATCGACGACACCGAGCACCGTCCCGCTGCGTCCCGCTGCGCACACTGCGCGCCACGTGCTCGGTCGCATCATGAACGCAAAGCTCGGGTCGAGCAGGTAGCGCTCGGCGAATCGCGAAAGCAGCAGTTCGATGTCGCTCAGGAGAATGCGCTGCGGCGATGTGGCCAGCGAGCAAGGCGAGTATTGCAGCGCCGACGCAGCGCGCAGCGGTGAGCCGCCGTCAGCGACAGTCGAGGGCGTGGTGGTCGTGAAACCGAGCGCCTGTCCGTTGCTGCCCGTGCCCGCCACGATGTCGAGCGCGAGCTGCGCACCGAGCTGAGAACCGGCTTCGCGAGCAAGCCAGTCTTCAAGGTTGGGGATGTCACTGCGCGACCAGTCGCTGCAAGTGACCGCCGCGAAATACGTGCCCCAGGCCGGGGTGCGCTCGCGAAAGGTCGGCGTGCCTGTCGCCCCGCGCGCGCCAAGCTCGGTGGTGCGCGATGCGCTCGCATCGGACAGCGTGACCGTCGCGCGGTAATCGCTCGATCCGACGCCGACCGCGCCGAGTACCGCGGGGTCGAGCCACGGATTCACGATGCGTGCATACAGCTCGATCGAGTCGGCCAAAATTTTTGGCAAAGCAAAACCGCCGCCGCTGGCCACCGCAAGCGTCACATCCTTGCGGCTCAAGTCATTCGCGCATTGCTGAAGTTGCAGCGTGTGGCCTTTATCCGGCGCCGCCAGCCACTGATCGAACGCGCCGTGATACTGCTTCTGCTCGACCGACTCCCGTTGTCGGCCAAGGATCGCCGCATGACGGATGTCGTCGGCTACGGCACGCAGATCGCGCCGGGCGTTCGCCAGGTCGCGAGTTTTCGATTCGAGCGCGCCGGCAAGCTCATCGACGGCCGCTGTCAGTTCGCTCATGTGATGCCTCGAATGCGCGCCGCCAGGGTGCGCAGTTTGGTGATGACCAGGTTCCACTCGGTGTCTCGTGTGGCGGATTCAATGTCTGCCGCTGTGCCGTTCAACTCGCGCGCGATCGTCGGCCACGTCTTGCTCGCCGCGCGGACCGCTGCACGGCTCGACAGCCCCACCCCGTAGTGCAACGTCCGTTCCCAATCGCGGATGCTGGTGATGTTGATCTGCTGCTTGACGCTAGATACGCGCGCGGCGGGATTCATCGGCAGCGACACCAAGCTGACCTCGTAGAGATCGACTTCTTTGAGCAGCCGGGCGCCGCTCGCATCGAAGCCGGTCACCACGGGCTGGTAGCCGATGCTCAGTCCAGCGAGCGCGCCCATCTTGAGTAGTTCGCGCGCTTCATCGCCCAGAGGTGTCGGCGCCAGCATGCCGCGCACGGAAAGTCCGTCGCGGTCCTCGCGCATGTCGAGCCACTTGCCAGGAATCTTGTCGGGCTGATGCATCCAGCACATCGCGGGCAGCGTGCCGCGCTCACGGTGCACCCGCAGTGATTTCTCGAAGGCTCCGGGAAGCACGCGCTCGTTGCCAAGGTCGAGGTCGTGCGTGCTGGCGAGTCCCGCGAATTCGCGTTCGCGCAGACCGTCGCCCGCGAACTTGACGTTATGCAGTGGTGCGTTGAGTTTTTCCGCCACGTTGCGCAACTCCGAATGACCTACACGGCCGCAAATTTTCTGCGGCCCTACATGTCGGCCTTCGCGGGTTGCTCTTCGCGTTCGCCCGTCTCGGGCGTGGCGTGGCGACTCGTCAGAAGGTGTCCGCGTCAATCACTGGCGCCGGACGACTGTAGTAAACATCAGCGCGGGCCGCGGTTCAAGCGTCAAGCATCGTGCCGGCCGTCATCGTTGCGCGACTCCAGGTCGTCGGCCGTCGTGCGCAGCCACTTCGCGAGAGCTTCGCGTGAGCGTGTGGCCAGCCACAGCTCGACACCGACATGAATAAGGCAATACGCGGCGGTGGTGATGAGAGCGCCGCGCGGTGTCACCCCGGCGTCGCGGGCGGCGCTCAGGGCGGCGGTGCTTGCTGCCTCGCGAATGCGGCGAATCAGCTCGGGCAGGTCATCGGGACCGGGGTCTTCGGTTATCACGACTTGGGCTCCTGCTTTGCGAGCAAGTTGGCGATGCTGGTGACGTTGAGCGCCTTGGGCGTGAACTCGCAGGCGTCGAAGGACTCCGCGGGTTTCGGCACCCGCACGCGCCCGGCGGCAGTGAGACCAAGCTCGCTCATGAGCAGGCGAAGCTGGCCGAGCTTCGCGGCCGAGAACTCGCGAGGCGCCGAGCGCCATTCCGCGTGAAGCTCGCAGTAGAGTTCCAGGGCATCGGCATCGAGCAGCGTGGTCAACTTCGCGTCATGGAGCAGCGGCACGATCCGGTCCCATTCCTCGCGCGCGGCGGCGCTCAGTTTCGCGGGCGGATCGGGCTGCGCTGCCGCGAGATTCCCGACCCTCTGTGCCGTACCGGGGCGATAGGTTCCGCTGGCGCGTTTTGCTTCGTCCGGCACGCGATTTTTCCCACCTTTCATGTCTGTTCTCCCGAAGGTTTGCCCTTCATGCATGCGAAAAACTACCGGGGGGTCTGGAGTTGTCTCGCGCTGGCTCATGACCCCCCCTTCCCCCCGAAAATGTTCCGGCGCGTGACAGGGCAGGCGATCGGCACGAGGTGCCATCTCCGCTCCAGCCCGAGCGACCGCCGCTCCTGCGCGCTCTAACAGCACCGCAGCCACTCGATGACGCTCCACGCGCCCATGACCACGCAGGCGACGATCACGATGGCCATGACGCACTGGAGCACCTTGTCAACCTGGTCACTGGTCGGGGGCGTCATTCGGGTCTCCTCCGCAGGGACAATCGGCGCACTTTGGGACACTTGGGACGCTTGGGACGCTTTTTTGGTATGACCGCCTTACGCGCGCGCGCATGCGCGCAGGAGACGCTATATGGAAAATGCGTCCCAGGTGTCCCAGGTGTCCCAAACTCAGTCGGCATAGGGATCTCGCTGGCCATGGGCTGCGAGCGGCCCAAGCGGTCGAATCCCGGCAAACCCACGTCCCCTGATGCCGTGGACATTCTTGACTCGCCGGTAGCCGAGCTTGGCGAGTTCGCCCGTCAGGCTCTGGGACTTGCCGGGGTGCGTGCCGTTCTCTTCAGCGAATGCGGCCCATGAGCGGAACAAGTCGGCGTTGGTGGCAACGCAGTTGCGTCCGGTCTCGCAGCGGTCAGCGATCCAGCGACCGAGCACGTCCTGGTCCTCGAAGTAGTCCGCGGTCGCGGTGATGACCACTGGCGGCCGCAACAACCCATTCGCCTGCCAGTCGAGGCACCCCTCGATCATCCATCGCAAGATGCCGGGCCATTCGGGCCGCAACCGTTCTTCGAGTTTTGGATCCTCCACGTCGGGCTTGAAGGTGAACGGAATGACGTTGAAGCGGCGTCGCGTCGCTACGTCCACGTTGCGCAGGATGGGCGCGTGATTGCCGATCAGCAGCAGCTTCCATGTCGGCTGAAACGTGAAGAAGTCCTGTCGCATGTAGCGCGCGGTGACGGGATCGCCGCCGGTCAGTTGTTTGATGCGTGCCTGTGCCCAAGCGCGGCCCTTTTCGGTCTCGACGGCCGTCACGAGACGCCCACCGAGCAGGAACGCGAGTTCGGTCGGATGGCGTTCGCCGTGCGCCTCGATGAACAGTTCCATCGGCGCGACGGTTGCGTAACTGCCGAGCACGTTCTGGATGGTGTGCGTGAACGTGCCCTTGCCCGTGCCGCCGTCGCCGTAGATGTAGAACAGCGCGTGCTCGCGGATGTCGCCGGTCAGTGCGTAACCCGCGATCTGTTGCAGGAAGCGGATCAATTGCTGATCGCCGCGCGTCGCCTGTTCGAGAAAACGCAGCCACAGTTCCGGCTCCGCCGAATCACTGGGCGCGACGCTGGTGAGCTTCGTGATGTAGTCATTCGCGCGCGCAGGACGCAGCTCTCCGGTGCGCAACTCCACCGTGCCGCCCGGCGTGCCGAGTAGCCATTGATCGCGATCCCAGGTTGGCGCGGTCACGGCGAGACGTTGGTCGGCGCGCGCGCCGCGTTCAACTGCGGTTGCGGTCGTCATCTTCTTGAGCTGCGCCAATCCGCTTGCGTTCACTTCGCGGCACAGGTCACGCGCCCATGCGAAGCCACGCGCGGTGTTATCGCGGCGCCAGTGCGTGCCGGTGAAGTCAAACCACGCCCCGGCCGAGTGACAGAAGCGCAATTTATCGAGGTGCCGGGCGGCGAATTCCAGCGCAATGCCGTCTTCCGACAGATCCACCACCTGATCGCGTTTCGGCGTGCTCGTTGCCGCAAGTTGCAGCAATTGTTCCCGCGTGCCACCGGCGCGCAGCCAGTCACTCACGTCGCCCTTCGCGGGCAGATCCGGCAGCGCGAGGATGCGTATCTGTTTCGCAGCATGCGCGAGCATCTGTGCAACCTGCTCCGCGTGCTGGCGCCCTTGGTCATCGTTGTCCGGCAGGATCACGACATCCGCGCCCTTGAAGTGCGGCGTCAACGTCTTCTGCCAGTGGCAGGCGCCGCCCGAATTGCAGCTCGCGGTGAGGCCGATCCGCACGAGCGCATCGACATCCTTCTCGCCCTCGGGGATGAAGATGGTCTCGCCACGCTCGATTGCGGCCGCGAGGCTCGGCAATCGGTACGGCACGCGCTCGACGCCCTTGAGGTTCCAGATCCATTCGCCACCCGACCCGCCGGGGCGGCGCTGCTTGAAATCCTTCGGGATGACGCGCACGACCTCATAGAGCAGATCGCCGCGCGCCGAGCAGTAGGGATAGCGCGCGTCGATGCGGTCGGTGCCGTTGCCGCGGCGCGGGCCGCTCAGGTCAACGTTGAACTTCGCGCGGATGCTGTCGGTAATCGCTTTGTATGTGCACTTCTGGCTGCGGCACTGGAAAATGATTCGTCCCTTTGCGCCATCGTGAAAATTGAGTGACGGGTCGTGATCATCGTGCGCCGGGCACAGCGCTTTGTACTCTTTACCGTCGAATTTCGCGCCCATGATGCGCGCGAGTTCCGCCGCCGTGATCTTGCTCATGCGTCGCTCCGACGTTTGGGCCAATCTGGCTGGCAGCACGGACACGGCATGCGGTAGTAACCATCCGGCAGCTCGGTGACTTCCACGCCGCAGGCGCGCAGGTGCGCGACCAGCTGGAGAAGCCTACGAGATGGGCGCCGTCGCGCTCGTGGCCTCGGCGGTCGGGCGCTCATGACGTTAGAACCCCTGCCATGACCCCCGTCGCAGGGCGATCGGAGTCAGGGGTAGTGGGGAGGCAAGGGGTCGGCGTCGATCGCCCGCCGTTTGCGGCGAAACGCACCCTTCTACGGGCACTCCGTGAGGTGATCCAGAATCCGGCGATATTGCGGAGCATGCCCCGCGCCAACATCTCGGACGGCTTCATGCAGCAGCGGGCGCCGGGGATCCAGCGGCCGCGCCGGTGCTCGTCGAAGGCAGCGGTCGAATGGAATAGCCAGCCGCATCCGGGGCAACGGCAGCGATCGCCGCGCAGGCGTCGGCGGGGTAATGGTAAAGTTTCGATTGCCATCTGAACCTCCAAATGCGTAGTGGGGTCACTGGTCATGCGGCTCGTGGATTGCTCGGTCCACGGGCCGCGCTTCTTTTCCAGGGGCTAAGCAGCGCTCGACACTCGCGATCCGCGCTTGACGCGGCACGCTTCGATCCAGGCATCGAGGTCGGGCCGGGCGTAGCGGATGCTGCGGCCGAGGCGCAGGTAACTCGGGCCCGGGGTCCGGCCCTTGACCTTGCCGCGCACGCGATCGGCGCGCAGGTACGCGACCGACATGCCGATGTAGTTCGCGGCTTGGCTTTCAGTCAGCAGTTCGTGTGCCATGTATCGCCTCATCGTTTGTGGTCACAGACGAAGCGATACTGTGACGACGCATGGCGTCGCCGCACGTCAGAGAAAGCCGGGGATACTTTTGTCGCTAGGGATCGAGTAGGCGAGAGATCTGCAGATTGTGCAGATAGACCTTCAGCCACCCTTCCTTGTGGACGCGACGCCCCCAACGCACTAAGTCGCGCTCGACCGTGCGGACTTCGCAGCCGAAGGCGTCGGCGACCAGGGCCTTCGCGTCCCCGTGGCCGAGATCAAGCAGCCGCAGAACTTCCAGACAGCGGTGCTGGCTGCGGCGCGGGTCACGCTCGCCACGGCGGCGGCGGGGAGTCTTGCGAAAAATTGTTGGTAGATCACCGTCAGCAGCGACGCGACGTAACAGCTCGTCCACGTAGCGCTGCAGCGACGCGGCGAGCACGTCATCGACGGCGGGCTGAAGCACGTGCAACGGCCCCTTGCGGCGCGGGTCCTTGGCGCGCCCATCAAGCATCGCGACGTAGGCGCGCACGACATCGCGCGGCGCCGCCGTCTTCAATGTGCCGGGAGCGACCAGCCAGCCTTCGGCGGCGGTGATCACCTCGACGTCGTTCACGACATCGCCACCAGCCGCGCCACGGCTTCGCGGTGCTGATCGGGCGCGAGGTGTGCGTATCTCAGCGTCATCGACAGCGACTCATGTCCGAGAAGATCGCGGATCGTGTTGAGCGGGACACTGGCTTGCGCCAGGCGCGACCCGAAATGATGGCGAAGGTCGTGCCAGCGAAACCGCGTGATACCGGCGCGCTTGAGCAACGCGGCCCATGCCGTCTTGAATCCCGAGACGATCGGGAACACGCGCTCATCGTCCGGGCGCTGCTCGCGCCAGCATGTCAGGACCTCGAGCGCTTCCGTGTTGAGTGGGATATGCCGGGTCTCTCCTGACTTCGTGGTGTCGCCCTCGACGGTCAGCTGCTGCTGTCTGAAGTTGATCGCGGACCAGGTGAGCGCTAGGAGCTCGCCACGCCGCAAGCCGGTGTTCATCGACAGCAGTACCGCTGGCGTCAGGTGGTCGCCGTAGTAGGCGAGGGTGGGCATCGCGTGACGTTTGCGCGCCTTGCGCCACTGGTTCCCGGACTCACGCGCCGCCTGCAGCTCGCGATCGCGCTCAGCAAGTGCGGCACGCAGGCGCTTCTCTTCGTCGGGGTCGAGGAAACGCACCTTCGGCTTGCGGTCAATGCGCGGCTTGTCGACTTGGCGGACCGGGTTGCTGGTGAGCTTGCGGTTTTTGACAGCGCGGGTGAGCAGGCCGGAGAGCACCATCACATCCTTGAGTGCTGTCGCCGGCGCCACTTCCTGCAGGCGTGCCGTTTTCCATTTCTCGATACGCTCGACGTCGATCTGATCGAGCGGCAGTTGCCGCCAGGCTTTGAAGTGGGTCTCGATCCGCTGCAGCGTGCGCTCGGCATGCTTGGGTCGATTCGCCGTGTACCAGGGCGTGTAGACGTCATCAAGGAAGGCGCCAAAGGTCACGACCTCGGCGCCATCAATCCCGGCGAAGGGGGGTCTGCCATGAGCCACGTTGCCGAAGACCTGCTCGGCACGCTCGCGCGCCTGATCCGGGGTGAAGTGCCCGACCTTGCCGATCGTCACCCGGCGACCCCGAGCAAGCTGCGCGATGTACGAGCGTGCCCCGCTGGGCTGTACCCGGAGAATGAAGCCCGGCAGGCGACAGTCGCGGATCTCAAAAGGCTTGGCGCGAGGCTGCGCCGCCTTGCTGGCCAGAAGTCGCGCCCCGATAATCGTCTGCATCTGCAGTCCCCTTTTCGTCGGTATTCACGAGTGCCAAGGTCGGGATCTCAGCACTTATAAGTGCGACTGCAGTATATCTGGGTATACCAAGGAGGTATACGGTAGCGGAGGGTCGTGCTCGCTTTAGCCTATGAAACAAGGCATTTGCGAGTGTTTAGAGGGTAAGTCGCTGGTGCTCAAGAAATGATCAAACAAGGCTCAAATCGGATTCGTAATGCGCGGGTCGGAGGTTCGAGTCCTCTCTCCGGCACCATGGTTCGGTCCACGCACATGAGCGGCGATCTCCTTGTCGGCTGGCCGTAACG